AGATATTTGGTCCACAGCGCCAAAACAAAACACAAGGATAGGATGATGAGTCAATTTAATGACGGCATGACGCTGCCCGGCGATAACACGCCAGCGGGGCTTGCGATTCGGTGGAATAAAGAGATCGAAGCGTCCGGCAAAGAGGTGCTGAAGTGGCATGAGGACAGCAAGAAGATCAACAAGCGGTATCTTGACCAACGTGATGGCTTTGAAGAAGGCCAGAGCAGGGTAAACCTGTTTTGGTCAACCATCGAGACGATGAAAGCGTCTTTGTATGCCCGACCACCGAAAGCCGATGTGTCACGCGCTAATTACGACGCGACTGACGATGGGGCGAGGGTGGCGGCCACCATGCTTGAGCGCATTTTGAATAGCGGCTTGAGCGAAGACGGGTCGGACTTCGATGCGTCCCTCAGGCACGGCATCAGTGATTGGTTGATCGTGGGTCTGGGTCAAATTTGGCTGCGCTATGAGGTTGAGACTGAAGTAGTGAAAGTGCCGGCCATCATGCACCCAAGTGGTGTGGAGATGCAGCCCGAAGCTGAATATGAGCAGATCACCTCCGAAGAGGTTGCCACCGACTACATCTATTGGGCTGACTTCTTTTGGTCACCCGCTAGAACGTGGGACGAAGTGCGCTGGGTGGCAAGACGCACGTACTTGACGAAAGACAAAGCTGAAAAACGATTCGGTAAGGTGATTGCGGCGCAGTTGAATTACGCAAAGAAACCGAAGAAGGGCGCGGGCGATGGCACACCTCAGAACGAGCCATGGGACCGTGCCGAGGTCTTTGAGATTTGGTCTAAAGACGATTTGAAGGTGTACTGGTATAGCAAGGGTGTCGATGTCATTCTGGATGTGAAAGACGACCCGCTGACGTTAGATGATTTCTTTCCATGCCCCAAGCCCGCAATGATGAACACGACGACATCGAATCTGATGCCGCGAAGCCTGTTCGTCTTTGCGCAAGACCAGTTTGATGAGTTGGACATCATTAACACGCGCATTAAATATTTGACTGAAGCCTGTAAGGTCACAGGTGTCTACGACAAGTCGGCTGAAGGTGTGCAGCGGTTGTTTACCGAGGGCGTGGAGAACAGACTGCTTCCTGTTGATAACTGGGCGATGTTTGCAGAGAAGGGCGGCATCAAAGGTCAGATGGAGTTTGTGCCGATTGAAATGATCGCCAAGACCATTGAGTACTTGCGTATGCAGCGTGGCGACAAGACCCAACAGATTTATGAGGTGTTGGGGATTAGCGACATCATGCGTGGCTCTTCCAAAGCATCGGAGACAGCAACCGCGCAAAGCATCAAGGCGCAATTCGGTAGCACACGCTTGCAGTACTACCAGTTTGAATTGGCACGTTGGGTGCGTCATGCGCTGAGACTCAAAGCCGAGATCATGGCGACACACTTTCAGCCTGAGACGTTAATCAAGATGAGCAACATGGAGCACACCGCTGACCGTGAACACGTTCCTGCTGCGCTGCAAGTGATTGCGACCATGGGCATGAATCAGTATCGCGTGAACGTAGATGCTGACACGATGGCCGCCGTCGATTGGGCGCAGAAGAAACAAGACGCTGCCGATTTGCTCAACGGCATTGGTAACTTTGTGGCGCAGCTAACGCCACTGGCACAGAGTTCACCGGGTGCCGCACCGTTTGTGTTGCAGTTGCTCCAAGCCATGCTTGCGGGTGTCAAAGGCGCCAGCAATATTGAGGGCATTTTGGACCATGCGATTGCAGCAGCCAGTAAGCCGCCTGAACCACCACAGCCTAATCCCGGTCAGATTGCGGAACTTAAGAAGATGGATTCCGAAACCATGGAGAACTTGGCGAAGGCTGAGAAACTCAAGGTTGAAACCATGATGCTGGCTCAAACGAACCCGCAAGCTGATATGCAGATGGAGGCTCAAAAAGGCCAGATGCAGATGCAAATTGAGGGGCAGAAAGCACAACAGAAAATGCAGAACGAGCAGGCCATGGCACAAATGAAGATGGGTGCTGCGGCTCAAAAGTCTGAGCAAGAGTTGATGCAACAGATCACTAAAGATCAGCACGATATGGCGGTTGCCAGAATTCAGGCGCAGAACAAAGTGATGCAGCAGCCGAACCCGAACTTGCCCGCAACAAAGGGTGCAGGGATTGGTGGCGCACCCGCAGCGGTGGAGTGATAAATGGCTTTCTACCGCTACAAGTGCAATAAGTGCAACGAACACTTTCATCGGGTATGCAGCATCAAGGCATACACCGATGATCGTGAATTCGACTGCCCGACTTGCATAGTCAAGACTGAGCGCGTCATCGAAGCCCCGATGTTGGCGGCTGATGAGACTCTCAGCACTTTGCGGGCAACCGATGGCACAGACATCTCAAGCAGGACAAAACGTGCCAAGTACATGAGAGACAACAATTTGGCGATGGCTGATGACTTTAAAGAGACATGGGCTGCCGCTGAGAGTCAACGCGCAAAGCATTTCACGGACGGGTCGGACGATAAAAAGGCTCGACGAGAAGCAATAGCAAGAACTGTTTACCAAAACCTATAAGTAACCTCACCCGGGAGCACTACACATGAGCGATTTACGCACAGCACTAGAAGAAGCCGTCAAAGATACGGACTTAGACCCCTCCACGGAGGTCGCGACCCAACAAACAGCGCCCACGGTTGCTCCTTCATCCGAAGGCGCTCAGATTCCCTCATCTGAAGAGTCTGCGACCTCCACCTCTGACACACCATCGGTAGATTTGAATGCGTTGGCTGAACGCCCCCGCGATGCCGATGGCAAGTTTGCACCAAAAGAAGATGCTGGCATCACACCAGGACCAAAAAGCAATCAGCCGCCTGTACAGGCTGAGAGTTCATTGCCAGCACCAGAGCAAGCCAGACCGATTGACCGTGCGCCGCAAGGTTGGACACCCGCCGAGCGTGAAAAGTGGTCAATGCTCCCCGACGAAATTAAGGCTCGAGTCACACAGCGTGAGCGTGAAATTAACCACAAGCTGACAGAGACTGCCGAAGCACGTAAGTTCGCTGACGCGGTGAGCCAGACGATCAGCCCATACATGGCGATGATTCAGTCTGAGGGCGGCACACCTGTCACCGTGATTGCAAGCTTGCTTCAGACGGCAGGGGCGTTAAGAACTGCGCCCCCACAGCAAAAGGCACAGCTAGTGGCCGCACTCGTCAAGCAATACGGCATTGATGTGGGGATGCTCGACCAGGCGTTGGTGGGGCAGGGTCCTCAAGTAGACCCGATGGAAGAACGCATCAATCAGCGTGTAAATCAAGCAATTGCACCCATTCAGCAGCGTTACCAGCAGATGGAAATGCAGCAGATGCAAGAGATGCAAGCCCAGAACCAAGTGGCAGTCAATGCGGTGGAAAACTTCATCAACAGCCAACCCTATGGCGATGTTGTCAGGGCTGACATGGCTGACATCATGGACTATGCGACAAAACGTGGCATTCAGATGTCGCTAGAGCAATGCTATCAACGTGCTTGCGAGTTGCACCCAGAGGTTTCAGCCTTGGTCGGTAGGCAGCAACAGACTCAGCAGTTGCAGCAAAGCACAAATGCTGCCCAAGCTGCTCGAAACCGTGCCGTATCGGTATCGGGATCGCCAGCGGGTGGCGGAATGGCGCAAGAGCAAAGTGCAGACGATATTCGTGGCGCAATTGAAGCAAGTCTTGCGCAGATGAGCAGATAGTATTATTCTATCGATATCCAGAATACAATAGTCTGGATGTATTAAGTGGACGAGCCTACAAAGCCATAGCCACCCGACTCCAGGAGGAGGCTAAAAGCCTCCCCACCCTACCTCGCGGAACTACCGTGCGAAAAGGATGCGTCTGACAAATAGGCGGGAATATTTCCCATTCATTTTTCAGATATTGGAGTTAATCATGGCATTTGCTAATGCAAACGTAAGCGATATCATCGCTACTACGATTCAAAATCGCAGCAAGAAAATTGCTGACAACGTCACCAAGAACAACGCTCTGCTTGCTAAATTGCAACAGTCAGGCGGTGTGCGTACAGTCTCCGGCGGCAACATTATTCTCGAAGAGCTTTCGTTCGCTGAAAACGCAAACGCTGGCTTCTATTCGGGCTATGACTTGCTCCCAATCGCAGCACAAGATGTTGTGTCTGCTGCCGAATTCACACTCAAGCAATTGGCTTGCCCTGTGATTATCTCCGGCTTAGAGCAGTTGCAAAACAGCGGCAAAGAAGCGTTCATCGACTTGCTCGAAGCACGTATGGCTGTGGCTGAAAGCACAATGAGCAACAAGCTCTGCGGCTCGATCTATTCCGATGGCACTGGTAACGGTGGCAAGGAAGTGGTCGGTTTGAACGCTGCTGTGCCTGTTTCTCCTGCTACTGGCACCTACGGTGGAATTGATCGCGCAACTTTCGCGTTCTGGCGCTCACAAGTCGCTGACGTTAAAGACTACGCATCAGCCAAGCCAGGCCCTGTCTCCGGCGCATTGTCTGCAATGTGGGCAAAGTTGGTTCGTGGTTCAGACCGTCCAAACCTGATCGTCATGGACAGCGTCATGTGGACTGCCTACTTGGGCGAGTTGCAGAATCAGCAGCGATTTACTTCTGCTGACACAGGCAACCTCGGCTTCCCATCAGTGAAGTTCATGGATTGCGATGTTGTGCTCGACGGTGGTATTGGCGGCTTCTGCCCACCCAAGACCGCATTCATGCTCAACACCAAGTACCTGAGTTTGCGTCCACACAAAGACCGCAACATGGTCCCACTCTCACCAGAGAAGCGCAGCGCCATTAATCAGGACGCAAGCGTCTCGATATTAGCCTGGGCTGGGGCAATGACCTGTCGTGGTGCGCAGTTCCAAGGCCGTCTGGTTAACACCACCGCCTAAACAAAGGGTGCTCCGGGTGGGGCATCTTTAGGGGCGGTCTGAGCGATTGGACTGCCCCGTTTTTTGGAGATAGATCATGCCAGCAACATTTTCAAGCAGCACCGCTAACACAAGCTACGACCCAACGGCCTCACAAGCCACGGGTGGCGCAAGCACCGGAATTGACGTTGCCGCGCAAAGCGTTGGCGCACCCGGCGGTACGCAGATGCGTATTGGCGGGACCGCGTTCAGCTTGTCGGTCAATATCCCTACGGCACCCGTAGAGGCAGAAGCCGAAGTACCAGCAGTTTAAGTACCACCCCCTCAGGCACAAAAGTCTGAGGGTTTTTCACATCTAAAAAGGAAATATCCAAGATGCAAACCACCCAAGCAACAGAATGGAATGACGACTCGCAAGCGTTTGGTGATAACGAAGGGCGTTTCTCTGACGACAAGAAATTGTATGTTGAGTTTTATTCACGCCCCGTGCAGGACTCAGTAGCAAGTGCTGAAGCCAAGCGACCAATTTTCATCGATGCAGACTTCGTGATTATTAGAGTCCCCGGCGATAAACGCACCGTTATTGACCGCATGGCAAGTGATGAGGATCGCCAACGCTTTCCACAACACTTCGCACGGTTTAAGGCAGGACAGGCTGAACAGACCGTTGGTACACCACTTGAGATGTTGCCTGGCATGACTGCTGGCAAGGTTAAAGAGTACCAGCACTTTGGAATTAAGACCGTTGAGATGTTGGCTGAAGCGTCTGACAGCGTTGGTCAGCAGTTCATGCAGTTCCAAGCTGACAAGAATCGCGCCAAGGGCTATCTGGCTTTGGCGACAGACAACGCAGCGGTTCGTGAAGTAGATGCAAGATTGACCGCAGAGAATGAGGCGATGAAGTCTCAACTTGAAAGTATGCAAAAACGCTTTGACGATTTGATCAAAGCAAAAGCTAAGTAAGGGGTAGGGGATGGCCTTTCAGATCGTTCGTAACGAGACTTTAATTGAGGTCTGCAACGCCGTTGCGGGTCTGATCGGCTATACCAAAACTAAAGATGCTGTGGGTTCGCAAGACCCCAAGATGCAGCAGATTGTTGCCACGGTCAACATGGCAGCAAAAGATTTACTCTCAATGTCTAACTGGCAAGAGATGGTGCGTGAGGCTCAAATCGTCGTTGTCCAAGACGAGATTGGGCAGATTGAGAAAGAATACGATCTACCAGAGGATTACCACCAGTTCATCGACCAGACGCAGAACAACTTGACGACCAAGCTGCCTACGCGCAACCCAATGGCGGCTGTGCAATGGCAGACAGTCAAGGCGCTGATGCCTACGGCTACCGTGCAGACCTTGTGGCGCGTCAAGGGCAACAAGATGTGTTTCTTGTACCCGCCTGCAACTCCTGAGACGATTCAGTTTGAGTACGTCTCATGCGCGTATGTGCAAGATGCGGATGACGCAACGCTTTATAAAAACGTAGCCGATAAAAACGCTGATGTGTTTTTGCTCGACCCTGATTTGATTATGCAGTTGTCTCGCGCACGTTGGCTTGAACTGAATGGTTTTGATTCTGGTGCTGCGATGCGCGACTTCCAACGCCTGTACGACAACCGTATCGGTGGACCACAAGGCGCACCAGTGTTGAATATGAGTGGTGGCGCGGGTAGCGTTCTAATTAACATCGGCAACGTGCCGCAAACTGGGTACGGACGTTAACCATGCCGATGCAACCCATCACCCGCGGCAAGGTACGCACCATGACTGCTGCGACCGCAGTTAACGCAAAGGTCGTCATGCCACCACCAGTGGGCGGCTTAGATTGGATTAGCCCGCTGTCGAATATGGACGTTAAAAACGCCCAGATTCTTGACAACTTCATTGCCCGACCACAAGGTGCTGAGTTGCGCGGTGGGTGGCAGGATGTGTTGGATACACCCTTTGAGGGTTCAGTCAACACGCTGATGAGTTACCCAACACCGGGCAACGATCTTGACAAGCTATTTGCAGCCGTGGGAAACAAGGTCTGGGATGTCACACCCGCAACCGACCCACTTAACCCAAGTGCTCCTACGGTGGCTTTAGAAGTGCCTGTAACGCACGCGTACTGGTCTTGGGTCAATTACTCGCTCAAGACTGAGAAGTACCTCTGTGCAGTCGCTCAAGGCGCTGGCTACTACACCTATGACGTAACCGATGGTTGGGTCAAGCGTGAGATTACAGGTGTGGAGCATTTAGAGTTTCGCTCCATTACAACGTGGAAACAAAGGCTCTGGTTTACCCAAGCTAATTCATCTGAGGTGTTTTATCTCGGCATCGGTGAAGTGCTCGGTGGCGAGGCAAAATTCTTTGATTATGGTCCCATGCTCAAGCGCGGCGGGTTCGTGCGGGCAATCGCATCGTGGACCATGGACGGTGGCAACGGCCCTGATGACTACCAATTGATTTTTGGCTCTGAGGGTGATTTGCTGGTTTACAAAGGCACAGACCCCTCAAATGCAGATGCCTATGCGCTTGTTGGTGAATGGTATCTAGGTAAGTACCCAAGGGGCGACAGGTTCTTTACACCTTACGGTGGTGATGTGCTTGTGTTAACTGACATGGGCTTGATAAGTGTTCAAGCGTTAGTGACGGGCAATGCCTCCGCTGTCGGGATTGAAAATCCAATCATCAGAAAGATTCAAGCCCGTGTGTCAGAGCGCCTGTCTGAGACGCTTGAAACTGGCAATTGGGAAGTGCGCCTAATACCTTGGCTTGATGTGCTGTTAATCAGCGCACCGAAAACTAAAGGCGGGTTGTACGAGCATTATTGCTTGGGCATCACATCGAAGGGCTGGTCAACATTTAGCGCCATCCCTATCCTAACTGGTGTCATGCACAACCGCATTTATTACATGGGTACGTCTAATGGTCGTGTCGCACACGCCTTCGATGTCGAGAGCGATGGACTACTTTCTAACGACCCAGAATATGGTTCAGGTGCGATGGTGCAGGGGCGTGTTACGTCTGCCTTCACCGACTTTGGTAAGTCTGCGCATTTAAAACGATTTCTTCTCGCCCGCCCAATTTTCCAATGCTCAAGACCGCCAAACCTCAAGGCGCGGATGAAACTCGACTACGCCCGTGGAGCAAGGCTTGCCGCGACAGGCAATATTGACGTTGAACTCGCTCTGTGGGATTCAGCTATTTGGGACCAAGCGTATTGGTCTGGTACAGGCAACGTCTACCACATCTTGATCGGTGTGCTTGGCGTGGGCTACTTAGGTGCGTTTGAATTGGTGGTCACAGGTGAGCGTGGCTTGATCTACACCGGAACACATTTAACGGCTGAGATCGGAGGGATGCTTTGAAGCAGATCATCGTTCGTGAAGATCATATCGTCGGCCCTTGGGTCTGCGAGAGAACGGGTGGCACGTATGTCCCCGGCGACTCCAGCACCATGGGTCTGGCTGATGCGCACGGCAACTTAATCGGTGGCGTGATTTTCGATCACTACAACGGACGCTCAATTGCGATGCACGTTGCGGGCGAGGGTCGCCAGTGGCTCTGCCGTGAGTTCATCCATGCTTGCTTTGACTACGTGTTTAACCAACTTGGTGTGCATAAGGTCATCGGCATGGTGCCATCGTGGAACAAAGACGCATTGCGATTCGATTTGAAACTCGGCTTTGAGAAAGAGGCTGTGATCGAGGACGCAGTGCCGAATGGCGACTTAATCATTTTAACGATGACCCGCGACCAGTGTCGTTGGCTGTCACAGGAGCAATAACCATGGGAAGTAAAGTATCCGCGCCACCAGCGCCAGATTACAAAGGTGCCGCTGAAGCGACTGCGAAAGGTAATCAGGTCGCCGCGCAACAGAACACTATTGCCAACCGTCCGAACATCAACACGCCCTACGGTTCACAGACTTGGAACAACAACAAGACGTTTGACCAAGCTGGGTATGACGCTGCATTAGCGAGTTATAACTCAACCGCTACTCAGGGTCGATATGAGGACGCAATTGATAACGATGGCAACACCACACAACGGTGGGTAGCGGGTACTGGACCCACGGGTACTGCGCCAGACCGCAACGCTTTCACCACGGACAATTGGACGCAGACAACAACGCTTGCTCCACAAGCGCAAAAGGCGTTAGATAGCCAATTGGCGATGCAGCAGGGTCGCAGCGACTTAGCCAACGGTCTTATGCCTCGCGTAGCTGAAAGCGTCAACAAGCCATTTGACTTCGCTGGATTGACCGATTGGGGTAAGGGATACCAAGGCCCGGGTGTGGCACATACTTCGGTGCCTACGACTGCGGATAAATTGCAGACAAGCATTGGCAGGACACCTGACTACATCAGAGGTTCTGGTGATGCAATTTACAACCAAGCCACATCGCGCCTTGACCCACGGTTTAACCAAGGACAGTCTGACCTCGATGCGCGTCTAGCAAACCAAGGCATTACGGCGGGTTCTGAGGCGTATAACCGCGCACAGAACAACTTCTCCATGCAGCGCAATGATGCGTACCAGACCGCGATGAACAACGCAACGGCTCAGGCCAGTGCGGATGCCTCACGCGTACAGGGCATGGATTTGAACGCTGCCAACTTTGGCAACACCGCACAGAATCAGATTTTCGGTCAGAACTTGAACGCAGCTAACTTCGGCAACCAAGCGCAGCAGCAGGACTTTGCGCAGCAAATGAATATGTCGAACTACCAGAACACGCTTCGACAGGCGCAGTTTGCGATGCAGCAGCAAGAGCGTTTGCAGCCGTTGAATGAGATGAACGCGCTGATTACAGGCCAACAGGTCGGTATGCCACAGATGCCTACATTCAACCAAGCAACACCATACAAAGGCGTGGACTATTCGGGCGCAACCGCTGCGCAGGGTGCGTGGGACATGAACACGTACAACCAGCAACAAGCTGCGAGCAGTGCCTTTACGAACGGCCTATTTAGCCTTGCTGGATCTGGAATGATGGGTATGGGCATGGCGGGCAAGTTTGGTTAAAGCGGTACGTAGACAAATGACAGTCAACTATTCCAAGTTATTAGGAGCGTAAGAACATGAACCAAAACAACCCAAATGATCCGAACACTCAGGGCTTTCAAGGCTTTGGTGTCAAGCCACAAGCATCGCCAGAGCAGTGGCAATTAGCCGCAGCCTTGGCTCAGATGAATGACAGCGGTTTGGTCAAGGACCTGATGACAAAAGACCAGCCCGGTGGTCGCATGGTTGGTGACCGCTATGTTCCTCCATCTTGGACGCAATCTCTTGATGGCGCAGTCAAGCAAGGTCTTGGCGCTTATCAGTATCGTCAAAACATGGATATGAAAAAGCAATTCATGCAGCAGATGCAAGCCAATGCGCTTGGTGGTGCTGGCGGCACAAGTTTTGACAACTTGCCAGACCCTGGCGGCAACGTATTTCCGGTTGGTCGCCCCTAATCATGGCTTGGAACATCCGCCAAAATCCATTTTTCCCCGGACGGGTTGAGCGCCATGATGGCATCGACTTGCCTTACGGCATGAACGAGATGATCAACGCCAAACAAGATGGCGTGATTAAGAGAATCTCGAACGATCCGAATGGTTACGGCAACTTCGTTGACATCCTGCATGACGATGGCACCACAGGTCGCTACGCCCATGCAGGGATCATCTCGCGGGGCGAGGGTCAACGAGTCAAGCGTGGTGATGAAATCGGCTTGGCGGGTTCCACAGGACGCTCCACAGGTCCACATTTGCACTTTGAGCACCGCGACCAGAACGACAAACCGATGGATCCGCGTGGACTCCTGGCAACAGTTGGGGGTCGCGCACCAACCCAATTTGCAACCGGTCCACAAGCTGCGCCGACACAAAATTATGGAGGACCGAACATGACTAGCGCATTACCAAGAGCCACGGGCAATGGAGCACCCCCAGCAGGGTTGGAAGATTATGTGCGCCAGGCGCAATCACTTATCCCCCAGGCAAAGCCCACTCCCGAATTAATGGCGATGTTGCAGCAACAGGCACAGCGTCGAGTGAACAACTTGCCTCTGGCTCTTGGTGCAATGCTCTCTGGCGACAGGGGTTTGTCTGTTCTTGGCGGCTCAATGTACAAAGATGCCCAAGATGGGAACAGTCCACAGGCAATTGGCGACGAGGGTTACTTTGACCCACGCACAGGTCAGTTTGTCAGAAGCCCAATCGGCGAAGTCAATCGCAATCAGAAGATGCTTGAGATTGCGTCCCGCCTGTCACAACAGGCGCAGGATACTTACATGAGAGAACAGGCTGCCCAAGCGCAGCGTGAGTTCACTAATCAGATTGCGATTCAGAATCTTAGACTCAGCCAGATAAATACCCAAGGCAATGTCAACAAGATTGAAAATACGTTCCAAAACGAGGGGGTGACTCCGTCACAGGCAGCAAACGGAGCGCCAGCATCTGCCCCAATCGTTACCGGAAACATTCTAACGACACCGCCTGTTGTGAGCGTTCCTACAACTCCGGCTCCTCGTACAAGTGCATTACCTTTGGCGACAACTACTGCCCCACCGCAGATTCAGGGTACGGCATTGCCATTGGCGACAGCGCCAACTCAGCCTCCTGTCGTTCAGTCACAAGCACCTATTGTGCAGCCACAGATGGCTCAGAATACCCCTGACCAGTTTTATCCACCTGATCAGATTCAAGGTCAGATTGGGCAAGCTGCTGATACGCGCCAGTTTGTCGCATCCATCGGTTTGAATCCGAAACGAGAAGGTCGTGCTGCTGACGGAAGCGGCGATATTTATTCGGGACCACAGGGCGGTGAATTCATTCTGCATAGAGAGCCCGGTTCGCCAAACGATGGAAAGTTTTACCTTAAACCTCAAGACACAGTGGTAATTAAAGACCGTCAGGTGTTGCCAGCAGATAAGGTTCTCGAGATAAGCACAGGCTACAAAGATGCGGCCAAGCTTGCCGAAACCGCTGCGACATTTAAACCAGAGTTTGGTGGGGCAAAACTTGACCAAATTGGTGGCATTCAAAATTGGCTTGGAACTCGCGACCCTAATAGTAAGTATGCAGAACAGGCTCAATGGTGGCAGAACTGGCAGACCTACTTTAACGGGGTCATTAAAACATTGTCAGGCTCTGCTGTGACTGAAGGCGAAGCAAGGCGACTTGCAGCAACGGCAATTACGCCTGGCATGGACCCTGCATATATTCAAACCCGCGTGGCTGAGATTCAGCGTGACGCTGCAAAAGCATTGAATATGCTTCGTGACTCGCTTGATAAGCAAGGTTTTGGTGTTGAGGGATTCCAAGTCCTTCCTGAATCTGCGCCCACGAATCGCAATGCATCCGTTCCCACAATTACAAGAGAGTCAAGATAATGTCAAAACTCATAGCCACAATGCCGGACGGCACACGGTATCGCTTGGATGGTGTTGATCCAAGGATGGATGATGCCGCAATCAGAAAAATTGCTGTCGCACACCATCGCAAAGCAAATGCGGATGCCTATGCAAATGCGCCTGATAGCCAAATGATTCTCCAGAGCGAGAGAGATTCTGCTGCTTATGGTGGCAACAATCCAAACGGTCTTGAGAGGTTTGGTCTTGGTCTGAAGCACAGCTTGAACCGCAGCTACTCTGGATTGAAGAGCTTTTTTACTGACCTGAGTAAAGAAGATAAGCTGCGACTTCAGCAAGGTGACGCATTCGTTAAGCAGAATGATGGGTTTGCTTCTGCGGGGCAAATTGTTGGTGATATCGCTCCTGATATTGCGCTTGCTATGGGTACGAAAGGTTTAAGTTTTCCACTCCGTGCAGGATACCAAGGGATGTCTTCATACTTGCGCACTCCTGGTGACACGGGTGACCGTGCGATAGCGGGTGGTGTGAGTATGTTGGGCGAGGGCGTTGGTACAGCGTTAAGCGCAGCTTTGCGTAATGGTGCGAAGGCAGTAGAGCCGTTCTACAAGACAGGGCGTGAGCGTATCGTCAATCGCACCCTGAATAACGCATATACGGGCGAAGGAAGCCTTCTGGATGCCATCACAAACGGCAACAGAGAGATTATTCAAGGTGTAAAGCCCACCACAGCACAAGCCGTTCTAGACCCAGGTATTTCACGCCTGACAGACTCTTTTGGTGCCAAGTATTCAGACATCGGGAATGCCTTAAAGAACTCTGATATCAACCGAAATACGGCATATCAGACATTGATGCAAAACATCGCTGGCACTCCTGAAAACCTTGCCTTGGCAGAAGCTTTTCGTAAGAACCAAGCAAGGGCTGACTTTGGTGCTGCAAACGGTACACAGCTTTTGCGTACTCCTGAATTGGATGCAACAGCGGCAAGTCTGTCAATGAACCCATTTGTTAAGGATTCTATCCCTGCCGCAAAAAAGCTTGCGCAAGCAAAGTTCTATAACGACCCTGCCAACGCTGGCAAGGTTTATGTCGAACCCGATAGCGGCCAGGTGAGCGGCTTGAGTTTTATCGGCAAGACTCTCGGCGACAAAACAGGCGCAGCCTACACAAAGGGCAACACAGGCATGGCAGAAGTCCTTGGCGACACAAGAGATTCTGTCGTTAATTACTTGAGAGCAGCTTCACCTTTGTATGCGGAAGCGGTAGATAACTACGCTCGAAACTCACGACCCATCAACCAGATGAAGGTCGGCGACCATATGTACAACAGTATGTTCCCCGCGATTGTGGACGAGGCTGGCACACCATTTCGTGCAACGATGAATAGCTTTTTGAATGCCAAGCGCAATGGTGACAAAGTTGTCCAAGGCGTTACCAAGATGAAGAACAAGACGATGGATGAGGTTCTTGAACCTTGGCAAACCCAAGTTTATGACGACATCGGATTGGATATTGGTCGTGCCGAAGCCGCCAAATCGCTTGGTGTAGGTGGAGGCTCACAGACAGCCGCTCGATTAAGTGATGCGGGTGCTTTAAATGGCAATGGAATTGTGAGCAACATTCTTCGTGCCGGGGCTTATACGCAAGGCGGGTTGGTTGGCGGTCAAGCAGCCGATGCTGTCATTGGTGCTGGCAGCAAAAGAATCAACGACAGGATTGCGGAACGACTTGGCGAGGCAATTATCGACCCAAATGTGGCCGCTGCGATTCTGCGCAACACCAGAATGAAGCCCGGCTTCTTCCTTCGTGAAACAAGCAAAAACAGAGGTCTGGGATCAGGGTTGTTTGATTCAACATTCAACCATATGCCGAATCAGTTCCCTGGGCAAACTGAACTAACACAGGAGTAATTAAATGCCACGTAACGCATCAGGAATTTACACGCTGCCAGACAGTAATCCGGTTGCCACGGGGGAGGTGATTACCTCCGATTGGGCAAACGAGACGATGAACGACATCGAGCAGGAGATGTCTGCAAGTCTGCCGCGTGATGGTTCAGCGCCGATGACAGGTAAGTTAAGCCTCATAGACGGGCTTGAATCGTCTCCCGCGCTGCGATTTACTAAAGACGGACGCACAGGTACGTACCGCAAGCCTGATGGCGCTGTGGGCGTGGCTGTGCGCGGCTCGACTGCGTTTGAATTTAACACCACAGGCGCAAACGTCCCAACGGGCAAGGCACTCACGATTGTGGATGCGCCAGCTACCGATACATCAGCAGTCAACAAGGCTTACGTGGACTCGCGTGTTGGCAAGTCTGTGCTGACTATTTGGGAGTTCGTCCCTGCGCTTGGAGCAACGGTTATCACGGGTGCAGACTTAAACGGTAAGCCTCTCAATTACACCGCAATATCTACTATCGTCACGCTTAACGGTACGGTCTTACAGCCCGGAAATGATTATGTGCTGACTAACGCCAACACCGTCACACTCACATCGCCCACGCTCTATGCTGACGATGTAGTGTTGGTCGTTGAGATTGCGGGCAGCACGGGTCCAGAAGGTCCTGCTGGACCTCAAGGCGAGCCGGGTGTGATTGAACTTGATACGCCACCACTTACCACTTACATCTATGTGGCAACAGATGGTCAGACCGTGTTTACTGGCGAGGACACACTTGGTCAAACGCTTGACTACACACTCGATAGTTTGTTGGTGTTTGTCAACGGCAAGTATGCGTCCTTTGAGCAAACAGATGATGCCACTGTGACCTTGGATGCGCCTTGCGTTGCGGGCGATGAAGTGGTGCTTGTTGAGGTAACTCGTGCGGGTGGTCTGAAGGGTGATACGGGCGATGTCGGACCCGCTGGGCCTAAAGGGGATACTGGCGCTGACTCAACTGTTGTTGGACCACAAGGACCGCAAGGAAGTGTAGGTGCAAAAGGCGATACAGGTGCGACAGGTCCGGCTGGCGCTGATTCAACCGTTCCTGGACCAGCGGGGCCTGCGGGGCCGAAGGGGGACACAGGCGCACAAGGTATTCAAGGCGTGAAGGGCGATACTGGCGCAACCGGACCCGCAGGACCCACGACTGACTTATCAGGTTATTACACCAAGGCTCAAGTCGATGCGGCGATCACTGCGGCATTGGCGGCATATTTACCTCTGGCTGGTGGCACGATGACAGGTGCGCTGAAAGTGACGGGCGCTATTTCTGCAACGGCTGACATTACGGCGTTTGTGCCGTGACGTTACCCGCATCGGGTGCTCTTGCACTTTCGCAAATAAGCGTTGAACTAGGACGCGGTGCCAACGCCACTACTTCGCTTGGTGAGGGTGCAACGCGCACACTTGCTGGGGTGGCGGGTGGTGCGATTGCGGTGTCTAACCTTTACGGAAAATCCTCTGCCCCTCCAGTTGTTAGTTTCAGTTTCGTCGTGGTTGCGGGTGGTGGTGGTGGTGGCGGCGATTCGGGTCACGGCGGCGGGTATTGGGGTGGCGGCGGAGGCGGTGGGGGTGGTTACGTATCCTCCGGTCTATCTAACATCAATAAAGGGACGTACTTCCCGATTACTGTCGGCGGCGCAGGCCCCGCTGGTGGTTCAAGTGGTAACGGTGGCGCAGGAGGCAATTCAGCATTTGGCGACTATGTTGCGATTGGCGGCGGCTTCGGTGCTGGCTCCCCGGGGACTGTGCCAAATAACGGCGGCGGTGGTGGTTCGGGCGGTGGCGCAGCAGGCGGCGAGGCGTTTGCTATCGGTTACGGCGGTGGAGGTACGGGCGGTCAAGGTAATGGTGGCGGCAATAGTGCGTTCAATCTGTCTGGTGGTGGCGGTGGCGCGGGAGGCGGCGGAGCCACTGAAGTATCTGGCGGAGGTGGTGGCGCGGGAGCAGGACCCTATTCAATCGGCGGCAACGTAGGTGGTGGCGCTGGCGCTCCAAGCACAGGTGGCGGTGGTGGTAGTGGACGCGGCCCGGGTACAGGCGGTCAGTGGGGCGGCACAGGTGTAGTCATCGTAACAGTTCCTACCGCTGGCTACTCAGGCATAACTACGGGTGGGCCAAGCGTGTCGATTAGCGGCGCAAACACAATCCTGACATACACGCAATCGGGGAGTTACACAGTATGACGTTACCCGCATCGGGTGCAATTGCACTCTCTCAAGTTAACGCAGAATTAAAACGGCCCGCCACGCAGACAATTTCTCTGGGTGATGCGGCGGTGCGCACACTAGCCCAAGATGACGGGGGCGCGATTGCCATTTCGCAACTATACGGAAAATCATCTAAGCCTCCAGAGATTTCAGTCGCTTACTTGGTTGTGGCTGGTGGCGGTTCTGGCTCTAACGGCGGCGGTGGTGCGGGTGGTTTGTTATCCGGCAATTATGTTGCAAGTACATCAAGCCCTGTGTCCGTAGTTGTAGGGGCGGGCGGTGGCGGTCAAGGAGGTAGTTCTACGTTCGGAACCGTATCCACTGTTGGCGGTGGTGTTGGTGGCAATTGGAATTATTCATACGCTGATTGCGCTGGCGGTGCGGGCGGATCAGGAGGTGGCGGCGGTGGTGCCTATGGCGAAAACGTAGGCCCCGGCGGTGCTGGTACGCCCGGTCAAGGTAACGCTGGTGGTTTTGGATATTCCATTGCGAACCCAACGGCTGGTGGCGGTGGCGGTGGCGGTGCGGGTGGTGGCGGTGCAAACGGCAACAACCCATACGGCGATGGCGGTATCGGTATTGTCAACCCAATTGCAGGGTCAACGTCTGGTCAGAACGTAGGCGGTCAATACTGGCTTGCGGGTGGTGGTGGTGGTAAGAACAACGATGGCGGTCCAAGCCCGGGCGGTGCGGCGGGTAAAGGTGGTGGTGGAGCACCCAACACTGCAGGCCAAGCCAATACAGGCGGCGGTGGCGGTAGCGGTGCGGGTGGTGGCTCTGGTGTTGTTGTGGTTAGTTATGCGGGTTCGCCGCTGTTTACAGGCGGCACAGTTACGCAAGTCGGTGGCAGCACTATCCATACATTCACAACATCAGCCTCCTTAGCCCCTCTCGCTTGATTACTTATTAAGGAGATAAAAATCATGTCAACAGCGTTCGCAAAGAGTTACACAGCATGACAACAAAAACGAAATTACTTTCGGAACTTGAGCCAAGGGTACGTGCAATTGAAGTTGCTGAGAGCCGCCCAACGCCAAGCCCTTCATTAACTAAAACACGGCTTCTCGCAGAACTTGAGCCACGGGTGCGCGTTATTGAAGGTGGCACTGTACAAGTCCCACCTATGACCAAGACGCGCTTGCTTGCAGAACTAGAGGTGCGAGTTAAAAATCTTGAGAACAGACCACCTCCACCACCTCCACCACCTCCAGCTTACTCAGTAATTTATCTGGTTGTTGCGGGCGGTGGCGGCGGTAGTAGTGCGAGTGAATCTGCTGGTGGTGGCGCGGGCGGGATGCTTGAAGGCGCACTCCAGATCGAAGGACTTGTGCAAATCATTGTCGGTGGCGGCGGTGGTGTGGGCGGCAATGGTGGCAATTCATCCTTCCACACAATCACAACCCTCGGCGGTGGAACTGCACAAGCGGCTGGCGGCTCTGGCGGTGGTGGTCAGTTCCAGTATTGGGACGGTACGGGCTTTGGTGGCGTAGGAACCCCCGGTCAAGGTACTAATGGCGGCTATGGCTATGACGGCAACTTAGGCACGGGTGCTGCGGGCGGTGGAGGTGCGGGCGGTACTGGTGGCAACGGAAACAACCCGGGGCCCGGCTATGGCGGCGAGGGTCGTGCAAGCAGTATTACTGGCGTATCAAAACGATATGCGGGTGGTGGTGGCGCAAACACGGCTGTGTCTCCATCAGGCCCCGGCTATGGCGGTTCTGGTTACAACAACTTCCCGTTGCCCGATAAAGGTGGTGGCGGTGATGGTGGTCAGAGTGCTGTCCCCAATACAGGCGGCGGTGGCGGTGGTAACGGTAACGGCGGATCAGGTGTAGTCATCGTGTCGATACCGACAGCCCGATACACAGGCCAGACCACAGGCAGTCCAATAGTTACGAATGTTGGCGATAGGACTGTCTTGCAGTTCAACCAATCTGGCACATATAAAGCATAAGGAGTAATCATGGCAACAACATTTGCAAAACTAAAAGCTGACGGTGTAGTCGAGAACGTCATTGTCGCAGACCAAGAGTTTATCGACACGCTACCCGATGCGGCCTCTTACGTTGAAACATTTATCGACGCAAACGGCGATGCAGCAAAGGGATATAACTACGCAATTATCGGTGGCAAGTTTGACGCTGATAAAAAAGCATTTATCGCACCACAGCCATTTGCGTCATGGGTGCTGGATGCCAAGTTCGCATGGGCCTCCCCAGTTCCGATGCCAGAAGCAAAGCAAGGTTTCGTTAACTTTTGGAATGAAAATTCTTTGGGTTGGGAGGAATTTGAAATTCCGACAAAAGAGTATCCGACCGATGGGAAATCGTATCGCTGGGATGTGACGAGCCGTGATTGGGTTGAGCGAATCTAATGGACGACAAGCAAACCTCGCAAACCAAGGACACGCTGATGGGTGTCCTGTCGTATATCGACAGCCCCTTCAAACTGTTCGTTGTTCTCCTGCTTGGTCTGGTCGGCTTTGCTGGCTACTTCATCTACACCCACCAAGGCGTGATGATTGGTGCGTATATTCAGTCCCGCGAATTGCCCAAGCTAGATGACTCCCGTTTCGATGATGCAGCAGCGATGCTATTCAAAGAGACGGGCGCAGAGGTCGTGTCGATATTTACTGTTGACCCGATTCTGAATAAGCGTGTGCTGGTTCGCGCCTACACCAAGACCGGAG